AAGATGGTGAAAACTTATAATGGCGAAAATAGCGATACTGAATGATACCCATGCGGGGTGTCGAAACTCATCTGACATTTTTATGGATTATCAAGAACGTTTCTACCGAGACGTTTTCTTTCCATACCTGTTAGAAAATGATATCAAACAAATACTACACTTGGGTGATTATTACGACAATCGTAAGACAATCAACTTCAAGGCACTGCAACACAATCGTAAGATATTCCTTGAACCTATGCGTAAACATGGTATCACTATGGATATCATTCCTGGCAACCACGATGTGTACTACAAGAACACCAATGAGTTGAATGCACTGAAGGAACTCCAAGGTCACTACATGAATGAAGTGAACCTTATTATGGAACCAACAGTGATGGATTATGATGGTACAGAGGTTGCATTGGTTCCTTGGATTAATCCAGAGAACGAGAAGACCACACTGGAGTTTCTGAAGAACACTAGTGCAGAGATTGTTGGTGCTCACTTAGAACTGCAAGGGTTCGAGATGGCACGTGGTCAAGTGTGTATGGATGGTATGAGTAAGAAACACTTTGACCGATTTGATATGGTGTTGACTGGTCACTTCCATGCGAAGTCTAGTATGGATAACATTCACTACTTGGGTGCTCAGATGGAGTTCTTCTGGAACGACTGTGATGACCCCAAACATTTCCATATCCTTGATACCGAAACAAGAGAACTGACTGCGGTTCAGAATCCTCTCACTATCTTTGAGAAGATTTACTATGACCACGAGAACATGAATAAGTTCAAAGACCTCTCTTATCTTGACAGTAAGTTCGTCAAGGTTATCGTTACCAATAAGGGTGACCCATATGAGTTTGAACGATTCATTGATAGGGTACAGGCACAGAAGATTCATGAACTAAAGATTGCGGAAGATTTCGCAGAGTTCATTGGTTCTAATGTAGACGATGACAACATATCTGTTGACGATACAGAGACCCTTGTATACGATTACATTGACAATGTTGTTACTGACCTAGATAAAGATCGTATCAAACAAGAGGTATCTCACTTGATGAAGGAAGCACAAAATATGGAGATTGCGTAATGAGTGCAACACATGGTGGTAAAGGAAGTAAACAACGTCCAACTGGTGACCAAAAGAAGTTTGATAATAACTGGGATGCCATCTTTGGTAAGAAAGACCCACCGAGTGCGGTAGACGATTGCGCTACTGTCACCGAAGAGTCTGCGATGTGGGAACACTATTGTACCGCAGAGGCGACTAAGATGAGTGTTGGTAAGGGTCAAGAATGTAACTGGTGTGGAATGACCGAAAAATAAATTTGACTTTATATGATGAGTGTGGTATTATAACCCAATGATTAATTTTAAGAAACTTCGTTTTAAGAATTTCCTGAGTACAGGGAATAACTTCACCGATATCAGTTTTGATGATACTCCGACTACCCTAGTGGTAGGACACAATGGTGCGGGTAAGTCCACTATGTTGGATGCCCTGTCGTTTGGACTGTTCGGTAAACCCCATCGTAAGATATCCAAGAACCAACTGATCAATACTATCAATGGCAAAGGTACATTGGTAGAGGTTGAGTTCGATATTGGTAAACAACAGTACAAGGTTATCCGTGGTATCAAACCTAATAAGTTTGAGATATGGGTCAATGGTAATATGGTGAATCAAGATTCCCATGCCAAAGAATACCAGTCGATGCTCGAGAAGAACATCATCAAGTTGAACCACAAATCTTTCCACCAGATTGTAGTACTTGGGTCATCATCCTTTGTACCATTCATGCAGTTGGCGGGTGGGTCTAGACGTGAAGTGATTGAAGACTTACTTGATATCAATATGTTCTCTAAGATGAACTCTCTGTTGAAAGAGAAAGTATCCTTACTCAAAGATCAGATTGCGGATAACACACACAAAATCAATCTAGTTGATACCAAAATCAATGCACAGAAGAAGTATCTACGTGACCTGAGTGCGATATCTAGTCACCAGAAGAAACAGAAGTTAGATACTATCAGACAGTTGCAAGATGATATTCGTGTACTCAATGAGAAGAATGCCGAGGTGACCAAAGAGGTTACCGAATCCAAGGAAGTCACTACCGAGATTGTTAGTGTGGGTAAGGAAATACAATCCCTCAATGAGTTTGCCGCTGGGTTCAAGGCACAACAAAAGGATGTGGTCAAACAAGCAAAGTTCTTTGAAGAGAATGACAAATGTCCTACTTGTGATCAGGATATTGATCGTAAGTTGAAAGAGTATCATCTAAACAAATGTAAGACTCGTGCGGGTACTATTGATGGTGCGTTGAAAATGCATGGTTTACGTAAGTCTGACTTGGATGCAAAACTCGAAGAACTCAATAAGATGCAAGACCACATCCGCAGTTGGCAGTCTAAGATTGATGCCAACACTCAAGAGATTATGAGTATCAACCGAAACATCGATACTCTTAATGGTGAGATATCTCGTATTGATGAGGGTACTGGTGACCTATCAGAAGCAAACTCTGACCTAGAGACATTGCGTACCGATAAGGAAGAGTTGCAAGACTCTAAGTATCGACTAAACGAACAGTTCTCGTATAACCAAGTGTATGCAGAGTTACTCAAAGACACTGGTATCAAGACCAAGATTATTAAACAGTACTTGCCTGTCATCAATCAATTGACCAACAAGTACCTACAGATTCTAGACTTCTTCGTACACTTTGATCTGGACGAGTCTTTCCAAGAGACTATTCGTTCTAGACATCGTGATGCATTTTCGTATGACTCATTCTCTGAGGGTGAGAAACAACGTATTGATTTGTCCCTACTATTTACGTGGAGACAGATTGCGAAGATGAAGAATAGTGTGGCGACCAATCTACTAATCCTTGATGAGACATTTGACTCGTCTCTGGATGAAGAGGGTATTGAAAACCTCATGAAGATTATCTCTACGCTAGGTGAGGATACCAACGTTTTTGTTATCTCTCACAAGAGTGAACTTGAGGATGCACAGTTCCACCGCAAAATCGAGTTTGTGAAAGAAAAGAACTTTAGTAAGATCAAATGAACGTTATAGAGTTTGAGAATTTTTTATCCGAACCCAAAAAGTATTCAGATTATATTAATAATTTGTTGACACGTCCAAACAGAGAAAGTTTGAACAGTTTTGGTGTTAACTTTGCTTGGCCAAAGAAACTATTCCCCGACCCTAATTGTGTTCCACCACCTATTCTCGTTCACTATCTTGAATATGGGAATAGTAAACTTAACCAAGAATTGAAAAATGAGATTGATGTTAAGTTGTCAGAGAAAGGACTTGACTTTGAAGTTGATAATATTGTTATCCATGTTATGACTAAGGGTTCTTGGATTAACTGGCACACAGACGGATATGATGATGAATTTGGTGAACACCCAGATTCTCGTAGAGGTGGTTTAACTATTTACTTAAATCACGAATGGGGACTTGACAAAGGTGGTGAGTTCATGTATAATATTGATAATAAGGTGGAAAAAGTAACTCCATCCTTTAATAAAGGACTTCTCGTTAATGGTGATGTTTCACATAAGACAACACCAGTACTTGGAAACAATCTAAGAAAATCGTTACAAGTGTGGTTAAAACGAAAAGGTTCGTGACCATACACTTTATAAACTATACAACCGAAAGGAATATATTATGGAATTATCCGATACTACGTTGAACGTTCTGAAGAACTATTCAACAATCAACCCAAACATTGTTATCACTGAGGGTAACACTGTAAAGACCATCTCTGTTGCAAGGAATGTGTTATCTAAGGCAGAACTCACCGAAGAGTTTCCCGCCTCATTTGGCATCTATGACTTATCAGAGTTTTTGAATGTACTGTCATTGGTTGACTCACCACGACTCAAGTTCGAGAAAGACTATGTGACTGTAGGTGATTCTACTGGACGTTCGTCTGTGAAGTACTTCTTCTCTGACCCAGAGATGTTGACATCGCCTGGCAAAGACATCAATATGCCAGAAGCGGAAGTTAAATTTTCTCTAGATACTGATACTCTAGGTAAAGTAAAACGTGCCGCTGCTGCACTTGGACACGATGAGATTTCTATCTCACCGACTACTGGTGCGGTTCGTCTTTCTGTTATTGATAGTAAAGACTCAACGAGTAATGCATTCTCTATTGACGTAGAGGGTACATACCCCGAAGGAGTTGATTTCAACTTCATCATGAATGTTAGCAACTTAAAAGTTGTCAACGAAGACTTTGAGGTGGGTATTAGTTCTAAACTAATTTCTCAGTTCACTAGTAAACAATCTGCGATCGAATATTTCATCGCACTTGAAAAATCATCTACTTACGGAGCATAATAAGATGGCTAAAGAAAAAGCGCAAGAACAAGACCACACTTCAATCTACGAACTGGGTAACCGAGTTGCTCGTTCATCAGTTGCGGTAATCGACACGGTAGTACAACGTGGTGGTTTCAAAGGAGAAGAACTGTCAACCATTGGTCAACTACGTGATCAAGCGGTTCAGATCATTCAACTCTGTGAAGAGTATCAGTCTGCACAAGGCGTTGAAGACTAAACGGTACTATTCAGTATCGTGGGGGTGGGTGAGTCCTCCTTTCCTCCCCATCCCCAAACTTTTCTTGACTTTTTGTTTCATATGTTGTACAATGTATATACTACGAAACACTTTTATTTTATTATGGAGACACAATGTCTAAAGAATTTCTATGGGTTGAGAAGTATCGTCCCCGACTAATCGGTACTACTGTTCTACCCCAAGACCTGAAAGATACATTCCAAAAGATTGTAGACTCAGGCGAAGTCCCCAATATGATGTTCACTGGTACTGCTGGTACTGGTAAAACCACAATCGCACGTGCGATCTGTGACGAACTTGGTCTTGATTATATCATCATCAATGGTTCGGAAGAAGGGAACATCGATACCCTACGTGGTAAAATCAAACAGTTTGCCTCATCTGTTTCTCTCTCAGGCGGTTACAAAGTCGTAATCCTTGATGAGGCAGACTACCTTAATGCACAATCCACCCAACCCGCTTTGCGTGGTTTCATCGAAGAGTTCAGTAAGAACTGTAGATTCATCCTGACCTGTAATTTCAAGAACAAGGTCATCGAACCTCTACACTCCCGATGCGGTGTGTACGAGTTCAACACATCCAAGAAGTCTATGGCACAACTCTGTGGTGAGTTTATGACTCGTCTACAAATCATCCTAGATGGTGAGGGTGTCAAGTATAATAATGATGTGATTGCTGGATTGATTGGTAAACACGCACCAGACTGGAGACGTGTACTCAACGAGGCACAACGACATTCCATCTCTGGTAAACTGGATACTACAGTTCTCATGGGTAGTAATGATGATAACTATGGTGGTCTTTTCAAATCGTTAAAGGCAAAAGACTTCAAGAAGATGCGTAGTTGGGTGGTCAACAATATGGACACCGAACCTGCCGCAATCTTCCGTGGTATCTATGACTCTATGGAAGGTAAGGTACAACCACAGTCTATTCCACAACTGGTTCTAATCCTTGCGGACTACCAGTACAAGAATGCGTTTGTTGCAGACCATGAGTTGAATCTGGTCGCCTGTTTGACGGAGTGTATGGCAAATGTGGAATTCATCTAATATCAGTGTGTCCCCCAAGGCGGGACAACGACAAATCGCAGATATAATTGAAGCGAATCTCGCAGACTACTATGTTGAACAGGGTGGTAAACTACCTGACTCTGTTCGGACTATAGAAGATGTATCTCTGGGTGACACACTTATTGATATTAAAACAAGAGATGTCAATCGTAAGTTCTCTATGCCGAATCTCATTTCGGTTGCGAGACTACGTAAAAATAAAGACACCGAGATCGTTTATCACTTTGTTGACTATGAGGTAAATGATGATGAGGTTGTTGTTCTGAATCAAACCATTGTTCCCATATGGGAGATTGATTGGTCTGTGTTGAAGATACAGAATCTCGGAAAGGGACAGTTACAACTCTGTGGTGTAAAGGATTATAGTAGACTCCCTAGATACAAAGGGACACAAGAAGAATGGTTTGTCCGTTTGGAATTAGAGATGGTTAATTTCTACAAGAAACAGATAACCAAGTTTGAGTCCTTACTTGAGGATTTAACAGTATGAGTAAAGATAAATTGGACAGGTTCGACCTTGAACAAAACATCATGAACTCTTGGTTGATAACCCATGACATAGACTTGTTATTGGAACAGATTCATGATGACACTAGGTTCGTTGGTTTGAGTAATAAGGATGCAGACCTATTATCCGCAAAGTTGATGGGTATTAGAGAACTGGGTGATATGCGGTTCGAGAAGTTATGGTCAGTGTTTGAGACTATAATAGAAGATGGTGGATTCACTGAATGAAGAAATGGTGGAGAATCTGGGCAAAGTCGTTAGGTGAGAAAGTCGGAGAGACTGACAAACAAGCTGATGCGATTGCGGTAATCAGAACCTTTTGGTGGTTCGTTCATGTCGCAACCTGTTTCTTCATTATATTAAATGCAATTGCCAACCACGGTTGGAACTTAATAGGATTATAGTATGGTAAAATTTGGCAGAATCTTTCTGTTATCTTTCCTTGCTGCAACAATTGACAATACCGATAATAATTACGGTGTAAGAACGTCTATGAGACGATTCAAAGAATGTAGAGAACTTCAAACAACTAAGGATTAATATAGTATGGATTATCAAGAAGACGTAGAAAACTTTATGTTGGCAGGAGAACAAGACTTTCCTGATTTCATGGGATTGGAGAGTGGACAGGCAAACCTGTACATGAATCTAATAACCGAAGAGTATAATGAGACCCTAGAGGCGTTCCGAGACCGAGACCTTGTAGAAGTTGCGGATGGTCTTGCGGATATGGTATGGGTCATCATGGGTATGGCATCAACACTGGATATCCCATTCGATGCTGTCTGGAATGAAGTTAAGGCATCCAATATGTCTAAGTTCGTTGATGGTAAAGTGATCAAGAATGCAGATGGTAAGATTATGAAACCTGATACGTTCTTTGAACCAAACCTCGCAAAAGTATTGTCCGACTATAATGGATAAGTGGGATAAGGCCCATCTAGAGGTCGCATCAACCTATGCAAATCTATCGTCCGCACGTAGGATGAAGGTTGGATGTGTTATTGTAAAAGATAATAGAATTATCTCTATTGGTTACAATGGTATGCCGAGTGGATGGGACAACAACTGTGAAGCAGAGATTGATCGTCCTGATGACACACCTATTCTTATAAGTAAGAAGGAAGTACTTCATGCGGAATCGAATGCGATTACAAAGGTTGCAAAGTCGAACGAATCTGCGGAGGGTGCAGTTCTCTATACAACGTGCGCCCCATGCATCGACTGTGCAAAACTCATCCACCAAGCAGGAATCGAAAGAGTCGTCTATGGACACGACTACAAATGTAAAGAGGGGTTGACTTTCCTTGAGAAGTGCGGTATAATGTTGGAAACTACTGAAGACGAAGACCCTATTGACTTACCTTGGAAACGGAGACTATTTCCCTGATGAACCCTTTTGATTATGTAAATGCGATTAACTATTCCAAGAAAGATATTATGGTGACTCGTGATGACGAGAAGGCATATGCACCTTTTATGGTAAACCGATCATTATCATATTTTTCTGACACTGTAGTTATTGCTAATGAGATGAACAAATTCCACCACTTAGACTCACGTCTACAATTTTCGTTTCTTATAAATATTATTAGGAAACGTAAACGTTTTTCTAAATGGGTAAAACCTGAAGTACAAAATGACATTGAGTCGGTGAAAGAATATTATGGATATAGTAATGAAAAGGCACGTCAAATACTATCTCTCTTATCACCTTCCCAAATTAAACAAATAAAAGAAAAGGTGAATAAAGGTGGAAGAAAGTAACTTAGTCTCATGGAGTCCCTTGAGTATGTTAGAGATAACTCTGGCAGAACCCGATGACTTCCTCAAAGTGCGTGAAACTCTGACAAGAATTGGAGTTGCCTCACGCAAAGAAAATAAACTGTTTCAGTCCTGTCATATCCTCCATAAACAGGGACGATACTATGTCGTTCATTTTAAGGAGTTGTTTATACTTGACGGCAAGAAAGCAAACCTAGAGCAATCAGATATAGAAAGACGTAATACAATTGCGACACTTCTTGCTGACTGGGGTCTAGTAGAGATTCAAAATAAGGAAGTCGCAGTAGAGTGTGCTCCACTACGACAAATTAAGATTATCGGATTCAAAGAGAAAGACCAGTGGGAGTTATGTCCCAAATATAATATTGGAAACAAGTAGGAGTAAATTATGAGTATAGTGATAGGTGGTGAGTATCTAGTGTTCGCTTCAAATAAGAAGTCTTTTATTGAAGAGTGTACATGGACAAAGGGTAGTTTCGAGGATAATGATTATCTTTCTGTAACACAAGCAGAAACGATGCGGAATGGTTCATATATCATTCGACCAACGAACGAAGATGAAGTCGAAGACCTAATGAGTGCTGAATATCTAGATGATGACGAAATCTTTGAGTTTGAATCTTTCGAGGATGTCGAGTTCCAAGAGTCGTATGATGGTTGTGGTATTGACTATGAGTTCGAAGGGTTTGGTGCCGAAGAGGAAGAACAGTTCCTTGATGACCTTTACGAACACGATAACTTTCCTGACGACTTCTTCCGAGAAAGAGGTTACGAAGATGTTGACTACCGCACCTACATTATTGGCCCAGTCGATATAGAATCTGTAGGAGATTAGAATGGACTTTGCAAGTATTTGGAATAGTCTGAGTTACACCGATGGATTGTTATTCAGCGTTTGGTTGGGTGGATTATACTGGGGTAAGGTCTGGATTGACTATCGTTTTCGTAGGAAAGAACGTTCGGATTACTAATGTATAATAACTTCAAGGGTAAGTTCACTCCCAAGAATCCAGAGAAGTACTCTGGTAATGTCAAAAAGATAATATACCGCAGTAGTTGGGAACGACTACTGATGGTGTATTGTGATAAGAAAGATCAGATATTACAATGGTCAAGTGAAGAGTATAAAATCCCTTATGTATTCGATGGTAAGAACCGCACCTACTATCCCGACTTCTGGATTGAGATGGTTGATCATACTGGAGAAATTCAGAGAAAGATCATCGAGATAAAACCTCATTATCAAAAGAAGTGGAAGATCAACAAGGTCAAGTGGAAACAGGCGAGGAAGTTCGCCAAAGAGAACCACATGACATTCGAAGTAATGACCGAGAAGGAGTTGTTCTAATGAGAGCGGTATATCGTTTCAAGGGTAAACTGTTTCGTAAGTTGGTCGATATTGCAGACCGAGTAGACATCTGGTTTCGCAACACTTTCAACCGCAGTCCCAAACAAAAAGCACTTGAGTTGTCTCAAGATGTCATTCCTATGAAGAAGTTGGATAATACAATAGGAAAGAAACTAGGTATAGTTGAATGAAACTGATTGGATTTGACAAACACATAGAAGAGATTCGTGCGAAGAAACATTGGTGGGGGCCAAAACAGAAGATTGACTGGACTTGGGATGACTGTATGCCCCTAGTCGATTCCCATCCTGAGAAACTCTATGATTGGAATAGGGGAAAACACAGACTGGGTATGAACTCATTTCACCGAAGACCTTCTGCACCTCAAATTGCAAAGGACATTGTGGAGGAAATGGAGAGGTTCTTTGTTGACCCAGCACCAAAGAAATTTGATGAAGAGTATACAAAAGGAGCGCCCCATGTCTCAAATATTGCGTTTTGCGGATTTGGTCAAAACTCTGGTTCATATCCAAGACATAAAGACAGTATGGATGTGTTTCTACTTCAGATGATCGGTGAGTGTAAAATCACTATCGGTTATACCGAAGAACCATCCAACAAAGACGAAACTCGTATTATGCAACCAGGCCATTGCGTGTTCATCCCAAGGGGAACATGGCATAGACTGGAACCCACAGTATCAAGAGTAACATTCTCATTTGGTTTTGAGAGTGACCCCGACTGTGACCCCTCTACATTTATATAAAAAAAACTTGACTTTATAAGTTAAAAATGTTATATATAGTAGTGTCACGAAATCAATCGAGAGTAGTGACAACCGTAGGAATGCCGAATGGTCGGGTTCCTATTCATCTTGCTAAATTAATATAGGAGATAAAGCGACATGACAAATCTAAAAGTAGGTAAAAATCTATTCCCACGTTCCGCATTTATTGGTTTCGACCATTTGTTCAATGAACTGGAATACGCAACTAAACACGCCAATGACCATTATCCGCCTCACAACATAGTGAAGTTAACGGATGATGAGTTTTTAATTGAGGTCGCAGTTGCGGGATTCAAAGAAGATGAACTAAATGTAGAACAGAAAGAACGCTCATTGACCATTAGTGGTTCCCATGAGTCTAGAGACCGAGAAGTAATACATCGTGGTATATCCACCAAGGCCTTTAGGAGACAGTTCAGACTTTCGGAGTATGTCCTAGTATCTGGTGCTTCACTCAAAGACGGTATCCTTGCAGTTACATTGAAGTTAGAAATCCCACAAGAGAAGCAGCCTCGTAAAATTAAAATTTCATAAATTTTTCGAGGAAACATACATGAAAACCGACACCAAAATGGAGTTCGGGTTAGCTATCGTCACTGTAGGATTGATGATGATTGCTTTACACCCCTTACTCTAGTTAACTGAGGTGGGGGAGGGAAACTTCCCCCATCACTTGAGATTATATGAAAGCATACATGATAGCAGACCTGAACAATCCGACTTCTGTGAAGTATACAGAGATTGCATTGGAATCATGGTCAAAACAATCCCTTCTTGACATTGAAGTCATTCAGTGTTATACTCCCGATACTATATCAGAACTAGAACCACTCTACAACTTTCAAACATTACTCCAGAAAATGCAGAAGGGTAAAGAGAGTACTAAGTCAGAACGTTCTGCCCAGATAACTCACTGGCAACTCATCAAGAAACGTGCAGAGAGTGAGTCTAGGTTTTTTGTTATGGAACATGATTCGTATCTGGAAGATGTTGATGAGTTCAAACGTCAGTTTGATTTCACTATGGAACATGGACTGGATTGGGCGAATATGGGGTTGTTTACATCATGTTATACATTTTCTCGTAGGTGTGCGATCTATATGAATGACTTGTTATTGAACCGAGGATTCCCCCTGAATGGTGGCACATATGGTTGTACCGAGAGGTTGGTAAAGACTTACTTGTCCAATAATAAAACCGACAAACGTTACACGTGGATGACCCATCATCCTAATACTCAGTGTGTGTCTGTTGGTAGGACTTCGAAGGAACTGTATGAGACTTACAACTTTCATGGGACTAACTGCGACTTCACAAGAGCGTCTACCCAAGTGATATCTAAGTCTCAAGGTTGTACCTTGCAACATGATGGTATGACCAAAAAATCTTGGTTGAGAAATAGAAAAGATGATTTCAAAGTTATCCCTTGACATTTAGTTCTCCATCCTGTATAATGTGTAACATATGACTACGGAGACCCTATGGATTTTTATACATCAATTGACCGATATGGTTCAACCCTCTTATATCGGGGATACTCGGGCGGACAACGAGTAAAGAAACGCATCTCATTCAAACCCACTATGTACGTGAATGCACGTAACAAGAATAGTGAGTGGAAGACACTGGAAGGTCGATCAGTCGAACCTCTACAGTTTGAGACTATGCGTGAAGCGACAGAGTTCAGTAAAAGATATCAACACGTAGACAACTTCAAGGTCTATGGACAAAACAATTTCATCTCACAATTTATTGCAGAGAAGTTTCCGAGAGACATCAAGTTTGATCGTGAACTGCCTGTAATCACCACCATCGATATTGAGGTCGCCTCCGATGAAGGATTCCCCGAACCAGACAAAGCAGACTATCCAGTTATCTCAATATGTACCAAATCCAGTAAAGAAGACTTCTTTCGTGTGTGGGGTCTGGGTGACTATGACCCACCTGAGAACGCAATCTACACGAAGTGTGATACTGAACTCCAACTACTAGATCAGTTCATAGACTACTGGCAGAATCATGGGTCACCTGACATTGTCACTGGTTGGAACACCAAGGGATTCGATATTCCTTATCTTGTTAACAGAACAAGAAAGGTTATTGGTGAAGAGTCTACCAAGAGATACTCGCCATGGGGTGTTGTGTCCTCACGTACAGTACGTGGTAAGATGGGACATAAAGACGTGGAGACCTATGACATCATGGGTATCGCACAGTTGGATTACTATGATCTGTTTCAGAAGTTTACTTACAATACTCTTGGTCAACAAGAATCGTATCGACTAGACCATATCGCCCACGTAGTACTGGGTGAACGCAAACTGTCTTATGAGGAACATGGTTCTCTTCACACACTGTACAAGGAAGACCACCAGAAGTTCATTGACTACAACATTCGAGATGTTGAACTGGTTGACCTACTGGAAGAGAAACTCGGACTGATCACTCTTGCGATGACTATGGCGTATCGTGGTGGTGTGAACTATGAAGAAGTGTTCGGTACGACTACTATCTGGGATACCATCATCTATCGTATTCTAAACCTCCAGAAGATTGCAGTACCATCCAAGACCGAGAAACCCAAAGGCGACTTTGCGGGTGGTTACGTAAAAGAACCTCAAGTCGGTTCCCATGACTGGGTGACATCCTTTGACTTGAACTCCCTGTATCCTATGATTATTGTTCAGTACAATATGTCCCCCGAAACTGTGGTAGATGGTCTGGTTGATACTGATGTGGAACGTATGCTCGCTAAGGTTACCAACACCTCTGGTAATTACTCGGTCGCACCATCTGGTGTTCGATTCACCAAAGAGAAAGAGGGTATCATTCCAGAGGTTATTCGCAAGTACTATGCGGAACGTAAGGCGATAAAACGTGAGATGTTGGATGCAAAACAAGAGTTTGAACAGACTCCGACCAAGACACTGTCCAACAAGATTGCGACCCTAGACAATCAACAGATGTCGATCAAGATTCTTATGAACAGTCTCTATGGTGCATTGGGTAATCGATGGTTCCGATACTTTGACCAACGTGTTGCGGAGTCTATCACTCTCGCTGGTCAGTTGTCCATCAAGTGGGCAGAACGTGCGGTTAACCAAGAGATGAACAAACTTCTTAACTCAGACGAGGACTATGTGATTGCGATTGATACTGACTCGGTCTATATGCGTATGGGTAAGTTGGTTGATCAGTTCAAACCCAAAGACCCTGTCAAGTTCCTCGACAAGATTTGTTCTGAACACTTTGAACCTGTATTGACCAAGGCATACCAAGACCTTGCAGACTATACCAATGCATATGTGAATCGTATGGAGATGGGTCGTGAGGTGATTGCAGATCGTGGTATCTGGGTTGCGAAGAAACGATACATTCTAAACGTACATAACAACGAGGGTGTCCAGTACGCAGAACCCAAACTCAAGATGATGGGTATCGAAGCGGTCAAGTCTAGTACACCACAGGTTGTGCGTGAGAAGTTCAAAGAAGTGTTTGGTGTTATCATCAACGGCACCGAGAATGAAACCCAAGGATATATTCGCAAGTTCCGTAATGATTTCAATAGTCTGCCCGCAGAGGATGTATCATTCCCTCGTGGGGTGAGTGACATCAAGAAGTGGAGTGACCGCAAGACCATCTATAAGAAGGCGTGTCCTATCCATGTTCGGGGTGCGTTACTGTACAACAAACATACCAAGGGTATGCGACACGAGTCGATCAAGAATGGTGAGAAGATCAAGTTTGTTTATCTCAAGACACCTAATCCTATCAAGGAGAATGTGATCTCGTATCCACAGAACTTGCCTCGTGAGTTGCAACTGGAGAAGTACATCGACTATGATAAGATGTTCTCTAAGACATTCCTTGACCCACTCGAACCCATACTGGATGCGGTGGGATGGACTGCCGAACCACAGGCATCATTGGAGGATTTCTTCGGGTGAAACAATGTAAAGATTGTAAGGAGACAAAACCCTTCACAGAATTTCATAAAGGAGATAAATTGAAATCGTGTTATATCACGGGAAAGTATCTATCTTCTTATTGTAAGGGTTGTCATGTCATAAGAAATCGTCCTTCTGCCGCAAGAACTAGACAGAAGAAGATAGAGATAAGACAAAATGAATTCAACGTGTGTTCTTGTTGTGGACTTGATGATTGGGTTGTCATGGAGTTTCATCACCCCGAAGATGATAAAGAGGGTAACTGTTCAGATATTAAAGGACTAGGGAAGTGGTTAAATGAAGTGCGAAAATGTTTAGTTCTCTGTGCAAACTGTCATAGGAGGTTACACTCGCAATCAACTCAGGAGGATTTCTTTGGATGATGACATTATGGGGTGAAGATGATTCTATAGAGACTAGAATTTGTAGTGAGTGTAGGATAGAGAAACCACTATCTGAATTTGCAATGGATACAACTTATGTTCGTAGTAAGTGTAAGAAGTGTAAGAAACAACACACCAAAAATGCAAACTTGTTAAAGAAACAACACCCCAAACCACCCAAAGACTATGCCTGTCCTATATGTGGTGACACTGAAAAGAGTATGAAAGAAAAGGGATATGTAAGAACATCTTGGTGTTTAGACCATGACCATGAGACGAACCATTTTCGTGGTTATATATGTCATCTATGCAATACCGCAATAAGCAACTTTCAAGAAAACCCTGAGATATTAAAAAGAGCGTTAAAATACTTGACATTAACCGACCACTGTGGTATTATAACAAAATGAAATATTCACTTACTATATTCAAGAACACGTTCGATAACCAGACCCATCGGGGAATGGTGCTTGATTCGTGGAGTGAGTTTGAGAAGTTATTATATGAGTTATCCGAAAAGGAGGGTAAAAAGGGTGGTAGAGATTCTTCTGTGCTTATTAGTCCTGCTCGTTATTTTCCCAACACTACGAGAAGTAATAAAAATGTTGATCTATGGGGTGGTTGGGCTTGTCTTGATGTTGATGATTACGATGTACGTAGTGATTCCTCTCGTAGTCCTGTTGACTGCCTAAAGGAACAGTTACACGAAGCGTTCGGTAGTTTTCACTATGTGTGTTACAATACTGCATCGTCCAGAGAAGAGAAACCCAAGTTTAGACTGGTATTCCCTCTGACCCGACAGGTACACACCAAAGACTTACCGCACTTCTGGTTTGCCATGAACAAACAGTTTGATGGTCTTGGTGATAAACAGACCAAAGACTTGTCACGTATGTACTATGTTCCAGCACAGTATCCAGATGCGTACAGTTTCATATTCACCAACGAGGGTGTACATCTTGACCCTGATATGTTGATGAATAAACACGCATATGTGGAATCTTCGGGTAAGACTTTCATGGAGAGACTGCCCCCAGAATTACAACAAGCAGTGATTCAACATCGCAAAGATGCTCTAGAGATGACCGATGTGTCTTGGACATCTTATCGTGATTGTCCATTCTTTCCTAAACGAATGGCAGTGGAATACCAGACTATCAGTGAGACTGGTTGGTACAGTAAAATGTATTCCATAATGATTGCAACTGCTGGTAATGCATACAAGAAAGGTTATCCTATCTCTGCCATTCAGATTGCACAGATGTGTTCGGAGTTGGATATTGAGACTGGTAACTGGTACAAGAATCGTCCCTTAGATAAGGAAGCAGATCGTGCGTTGGAGTATATCTACCGCAATGGTTAATAATAGTCTATATACTACAGGACTAATTACGGAGTGAGTATGAAAATATTAATTACTGGTGCGGCTGGTTTCAT